GTTTAAGATTGTACAGGACGAAGGTTTAGGCGGAACTCCTGTTGATATGACAATTGATGAAATTGTTGGTGAGTTCGAGTTTGCTCCTGTTGATGGCGCTATGCCTATTGATCGCATGGCGCAGACTATGATTTACAAAGAGTTGTTAATGGCTATGCAGAGTATGCCGGCTATTGCAGGTCGGTATGATGTGGCTCAGTTTTTTGCGTATACGGCTAAGTTAGCTGGTGCTAAAAACTTGAAGTCTTTTGAAATTCAAATTGAAGATCAAGAGAAGATTGCTCGAGAAGCTGCTCTTGGTAATCTTGTAATCGGAGGTGGTAATGGCAACAATGCTGGAAGAGATGGAGCAGCTTCGGGTGATGAAGGCCGCGTTACTGGAGCTCCAACAGCAGCCGGGGTGGGCTCTGTTGGTTGAGAGTTTACGAGGGGCTAAGAAGCGTTATCAAGCAGACGCCCTTGTCCCTTGTAGTTCGATAGATGAACTGGTGAAAAAAAATGTATTAGTTGCAAGGGTTGAACAGCTTGACTTTTGCATTAAACTGCCTAATACTTTGGCAATGACCTGTGACGAAGATTTACAAAGTCTTCGTGAACAATTAGAAAGAGAGCAAGAAGATGCCCAAACTAATGATTAAGCTTTTAAGTAAGCGCTTTAAGTCCCTGAATTTAATGACTGGTTTTGGTGATGATCCAGAGCTTGATGTCGATGATGATTCCGATTCAGATGATTTAGAAGATTTTTTTGCAAACTTGGCGGACAACCCCGCTGACTTTAGTTCTGAAACTTTGGACGAGGACGACGAAGAAGAAGGGCAAGAGTCGGTTGCAGTGGAAGAAGCCGTTACCGACGAACCAGTCGTAGAGTCTAAACCTGTGGTCGAGGATGCTCCACAGGAAGAAGCTCCAAAGCCGGTAGTCGAAGAGCAGCCAAAGGTCGAACCTAAAGTAGAAGAAGCTCCTGCTAAAACTGAAGAAGAGCAGGCTGCAGAATTTACTCAGGTTATGGGCGAGCTCCAGAAAGTATACGCAATCACAGAAGAAGATGCGGATGCAATTCTGACAGACCCTATGAACGCTGTGCCAAAGTTAATGGCCAATGCTCATGTCCGCATGATGCAGACGGTGCATAATATGATGCAGCAAATGGTGCCGGCTATGGTCGAACAGCATCAAACACAGTCCAAAACTCGTCAGAGTTTGACTGAAAAATTCTCACAAGCATGGCCAGACTTGGCTGCAGAAGAACATAAGAGTGTGGTTATTGCCGCTATTCAAACTGTTCGTAGTGTGAACCCAAACATTGACGTGGATACGTTAATTAAGAAAGTTGGTCCGGTAGCTTATTCTATTTTGGGAAAAGAAGTGCCGACTAAGACTCCGGCTGCGCCTGCTCCAAAAGCTGTTGCGAAGCCGAAGCCACATCAACCTGCACGTGCTCGTGAAACAACCACTGCAAAACCAAGTCCAACTGGGGACGCTGTTGCGGACTTCATTGGAACATTGTTATCAAATTAAGGACTGCTATGAAAACTTTAAACGTGTTTAAGACGGCTTTAATGCTGCAATTAATGGCCGGTTATGGTACGGCTGTGTCTATTCAAGGTATCCGTGGTACAGGTGACTATGGTGCTGACGAGCGTCCAAAAGACTTTCGTGAATATATTTTGTGGGAAACTCCAAACGGTGATACCCCACTTACTGGTTTGATGTCAAAGATGGGTTCAGAATCTCTGACAGATCCTGAGTTTTACTGGTTTGAAGAAGTCGAAGAACAAGTCCGTATCAAAGTAAACGGCGCGTTGACTAACGTGGCTACCGCTGCTGTAGTTCATGCTGGTTCTGTTGCTGATTCTACTGGCGCTCTGTCTGCTCTGCCTGGTGATCTGTACATTGTTGAAGACCAATATGGTCGTGTAAGTACGAATGAAATTGTTGCTATCGGTGCAGCGCCTTCTACTGACACCGGCTTAACCCTGATCCGTGGTCAACGTGGTACTGCTGCTGCTGCGATTGCAGATGGTGCGTTCCTGTTGAAGATTGGTACAGCTTTTGGCGAAGGTACTAATGCTCCAGGTTCTACTACTAAGAATCCAACTCGTTTTGATAATCTGGCTCAGATTTTTAAAACAACGTATCGTGTGACAAATACTGACATTAAGACGCAAAAACGTACTGGTGATGTATTGTCAAACGAGCGCAAACGCGCTATGTTTAAACACGCATCAGCTCTGGAATTTGCCTATTTGATGGGTAAGAAGTTCCAGGATATCGATCCAGCCAATGGCAAACCACGTCGTACCACCGGCGGCCTTTTGTCTTTCATTACTACAAACCGCGTTCATTTCGGTACTGGCGGTATTCCATGGAACGAAGATAACTTTATCGACGCTATCAGCCCTGTCTTTGATATTACAGGTCCTGGTATCGGTAATGATCGTATCGTTTTTGCTGGTAATGGTGCTTTGACTGAGTTCAATAAGCTGATTAAAAATGCAGCTAACACCGAATTCAGCTATGACGGTATCTTAACTCTGTATGGTATGAACCTCCGCAGCTACACGCTGCCACAAGGTCGTATCCTGATTAAGACACACCCGCTGTTTAACCAGAATCCAAAGCTGCGTTATGCAATGCTGGGTCTGAATCCTGCTGGTATTAAAGATCGTTACCTGCGTAAAACCACTTTTAAAGACAACATTCAACCGAATGATGCCGATTATAAAGCTGGTGAGTGGCTGACTGAATCTGGTTTAGAATTGCATTTTGAAAAATCGCATTTCTTCCTGACGAACGTTGGTGCTAAAATCGCTTAATGTTGTGTGAAGCCAAGGATGGCTTCTTTTCTTTTTTACCTGTAATTTAGCAACCATTATACCTGTAAGGATAATCTTATGAATCTGAAATCGATTGCCGTAACTGGCAAATCCAAAGCAGCTGTTGGCGTGACGGCTTTAAAGGAAGCGCTTCCGAACGGTCTTGAAATGAGTGATCATTTGCACAGCGCTTTGGCTGAATTAGCTGCTGACAAAAAGGTAACTACTTTTCCTGAAAAGGCAGAAGTTGAATCTGTTCGTGGTTTGTCGGTTTTGATGTTTAGTGAAAAAGCTGGTGACATGTTTACCAATGATTTAGAGCTGGCTTTGTTAAGCCCTGTTAAAGAAGAAGAGCCAGAGCCTGCTAAATAAGACTGTTCTGGTCGGTGCTTGTAAGCTCCGAAGATTTAGCTAGAATATATCTAGTTAAGTTTTCGGAGCTTTTTTATGGGCTATGATCAGTTAGTTGCAATCATTCAAACTCGTTGTGGTTTTCACGACAAATTAGCGGATGTTATTGCAGCAGAAGTCCAGCTTGCTCAATATGAATTAGAGCATGATGTAACTTTCAATCCTTGGTTTCTATGGCGCGCTGCTGATGTTTGCGTGGATGAGACTTGTCTCAATATTACATTGCCTGTTGGTTTTTTACGGTTGTGTGAGTTTAACAATCCTTTGTTCCAAAAACAAGGTTGTCACCAAGCATACCCGTTAAACCGTGGTTTTGCTGATGATGTATACGCGCATAACATGCCTGCGGGCGTACCCTATGCCTTTACCTTACAAGCTGGTTTTATCAGGCTGGATAAACGGGATACGGGCTTATTAAGGCTGTTTTACATTAGCACTAATGCTAAATTAAGCGCCGCTGTTCAAAAGAATCTTTGGACAGAAAATGCTTTTAATCTGCTTTTAAATAAAACCGGATTGGCTGTTGCACAGACTATCCAGGATGCTAGTGCGGTTTCTCGTTTTTCAGATGGTCTTACGATTGCCTACTCTTCTTTCAAAAAAGAGTGTGTAGCATATGAAGATTTTGGACGGGAGCAGTTGCGTATTAAAACGGAATCGAGTGTGTGGAACCAACGTCCTGTTGGTGGTTGGTATGAAGCCGGTACAAATACGCCTTGTGGCTGTGGGGGTTAATTATGAGTTGGCAAACACCAGAGCCTCCAGTCACAGTTCCAACCTGTGCTCCTTGTAATGACAAGTTTAATCCTATTGATTGGAACCAAAAGACTTTGCGAATTGATGCAACAGATCATTTGAATTTCTATTTGTTGACGTATCAAGGCAACGCTCTTGTAGAAGAAGTTGTAGTTACAGTCGGCCCCTCTGTCGATACAAAGGGGATTGTGTTGGGAGCTTTTGTCTTGTTTCAAAGACGGACAAATGTACCAGTTCGTTTTGTTAATGAAGCTGGTGTAACTCTTACGGGAGCTGGCGCTCTTAATGCGTATTTAAACGGGTCTATTGTTGGCGTAGTTTCAACAGCTCAAAACAACTGGGCATTTGGTGGGGATTTTGGCTTTGAGTAAACCTCGGCAAAAGATGGGTATAGTACATGCTGCGATGCTGCTTATTGGCGGCACTCGTCGTGTTGTCCCTGTTTATTGTAGAAAGGCTTTACGCTCATACCCTTTGCATAAGTTTATTAGAGACCCTGTAACCCTTGGAGTTACTGTTCATTCTGTTGAACTCCTTGATACAACTTTTGTGACGTCGACAGTTGATGCGTGTGTATTGCAAGTTGCTGTGACATCACTTGCGTTTCAAGATCCAATCAGTATAGTTACGTTACAGGAAAAAGCTCGTTTAGCTGCATCAGTGACTTCTCTTACTTTGACTGATGCTGTGAAAGTAATGACTTTGTCTGAGAAAGCAACTCTTCAAGTAGGCATTATTGCCGGAACCTTATCTCTTGTAGATAATGTTAAGATTATAACGACAACTGAAAAAGCTCGGTTGTCTGCAACTATTATAGCTTTATCATTGGAGGCACCATGATTGTCGACGCCGGATTTGGCCTAAGAGGTCGTCAAAATGTACAAGTATTAAAAAAAGGAAAGGTTTGCAGAGAATCGGGTTTTCATAAAAATCTTATTTTAGATAATTTTTTTAATGACCTGACAAACCCGTCTGCAACCACTACGATGGGTTCAACTTTGTCGTATCAACATGTAGTGGTTGGGACTGGTTCTACCGCCCCAGCTCCTACTCAAACTAATTTAGCTACATATCTTGCAGGGAAATCTACAACTGACGGCGCTACTGTCTCTACATACTTAGGAGTGGTTAATAACAAAGCACAGTATAAGTGGTCGAGAACTTGGACTTTTACAGAAAGTGCGGTTACTGGGAACGTATCTGAAGTTGGGACTAAAAATGCAAGCACTCCTGGCACCTTAAGCGCCACAGCTCTCCACACAAGAGCTCTTGTTTTAGATGTCAATTCTAACCCAACATCGATTCCGGTGGGGGCTGGCGAGCAGCTTCGTGTTATTCATGAGTTTCTTTTTGAAGTAGATTTAACTGCGTTTTCGCAAAACATGTCAGTAACTACCGGGGGTAATACGACAAATCATACCGTAGAAATGCAATGGACTAATATAACTACTGCTGCAAATTTTACACAATTTATCTTAGAAAGCACTATTTTTAGAGGAACTGGCGGGTCTGCTGTTTTAGCCCCTTCAAACACATATTCTTCTTTAACTTTTGGAGCTGGGAACACAACTCCTACGGTTGGTACTGGGTTTGCAACAAGCGCTGTTAAAACCCACACACAGCCATCCGGCGTGTTGACAGCTCGTTTGAATTGGTCAATACCGTCTACTGGGGGCAATGCTACTGGCGGTATTGGGGGGATGCACGTAGGGGGGACTTCTGCTGGTAACGCCCCTTTGTGTGTTAAATTTACACCAGCTCTCCCTAAGACTTCTCTAAACAAGTTGGTAATTGGGTTTGATTTTACTTACACGAGGTTGTAAATGATCCCAAATGATACGTGGGCTCCTGGACTTTATTCGCCTGTAAGTTATCCGACTTATGGGCTTATTGTCCCATCTGATAGGAATTTAGTTTGTGCTGTTAGCGTAGGTCCTGTTGCATTGGGCGCTGCTGATGGTAAGTTGACTTCTAGATTTTGGATGGCAAGTCAGTTGGAAACAGGTCGTATCTTTATACAAGGAGAAGTCGGCGGTGTGTGGGGACCTCCTGTTTTTGTGTTTGAGGATGTCGGGGCAATTCTTGCTTTGGGTTTGACTTTTGATCAGAATGGTCGTCCTATTATTTTTTATAAAAAGGATGGTGACGGCCTTAAACTCTATTGGTTTAATTCTCAAATCAGTCAGAATGAGATCCGTTTTATAGCCGAAGGTATTACACCTATATGCGGATTTGACTATATTACAGAAGTAAACTACCAGGAATCAGATGCTTGGATTTTTTATGCAAGAGGCAACTCTGTTTATTCAAGACTTCAGAGAGAGTCTTGGAATACAGAACGTCTTGTTAAGACTTATGGAAGCCCTGCTTATGTCATAAGCGCTGGTTATGTTGATCAAGGGTTTTTTCAACTAGTCGTAGATGCTGAAGGTGTTTGTGAAATCCTCGTGCAGACTTTGTCTTTTACGGATGTTTGTAAACTTGGTGTGTCTGTTTTTTCTTTAGAGATGTTTGAGACCTTTATACCAGTAGATCCAGATCCGCCGATTATAGTAGATCCTGATCCACCGGTTATAGTAGACCCTCCTGTGGTGAATCCGCCAACAACACCTCAAGGGTATTATATTAACAAATATCAGTCTGGTGGTTGGGTTCTTGGGACTGCTTTGTTGCAAGAGCTTGGTGGTTTTGCTGTATCTTTTAAAGTGAAAAAAGAGTATGAATCGTATGGCGATTCTTTACTTGTATTTCAAGGTGGTTATTTACAGAAGTCGCCGACAAACCAATACTACCAATCTACTTTTTCTATTATTGAAAGAGCTGGTGAGTTGCTTGTTACATACAGAAACGCAGTCTTTAAGTGCCCTAAATTTTGGACAGGGGTTGTTCCTAAGTTTAAATTTAGAGCTCAGATCACTAAAGCTATGATGTGTTCTGTTACGTTCTGGAAAGAGCTACCGTCTGGTTTGGGTTATGATACTCCTATTGTTTATAATTTTCCGTTACCTTTTACCAGCACAGCGAACCCCCCTTTTAAAACGGAGCCTGAAGAAAAGCTTGGGATTGGATGTCAGCCTATGGGTGCGTTTCAAGGCAACACGCAATGCAACACTATTATACGAGATGTAATAGTGGAGTTAGAAGATGCCTTTGGCTTCTTTAACACAAACTTAAACGCACCTCTTAATCAGTGGAATGTGCAGTACCAATCAGGGTTTTACAACCTCAACTATAAACCACAATATTGGATGGAAGTTACGGGGGCATAATGGATATTTCATTTGGCAGTCTTGGTTTTACAGGCTTGAATTTAGACATTAATCCAGCGGACTTACCTCCGCAGGTTTTTAATTATGGTCTTAATGTGGAGTTTAAGGGGTCTCATGTAGAGCCTATGGTTCAAGAGTCTTTGAAAGCGGCACATCCGCAAGCAGGGTCTTCGATCCATTTACTTGAAAGTTTTTATATTGTAGGCAATGTCTTATGCTGGCTGGCGTGTACAGAAACTAAGGCATTTATTCTGTACATGGGTGCGTGGTACGATGTAACTCCTGTTGGATTTTTGGCTAGTAAAAAATATCAAACTACAAAAATCAATGGGTTTATCCTGTTGAATAACGGTCGTCAAAAGCCTTTCTATGTAGATATCTATTCACCACTAACACCATTAGTCAGCTATGCTACATGGCCTGATGATTTACTCTGCGAAGTTATTACTTCTTTAGAGGGTATTCTTATTGGATGTGGTGTTACAAATTCTTCTGGAATTTTTAATAAGCAACTTGTAATATGGTCGGATATCGCAGATCCAGGATCGTTGCCGGCTAATTTTGAATTTTCAAATCCTGCAAGTAGGGCTGGCTTTACCACGTTAGAAGGGGATGAGTTTGCCATCACAGCAGTCCCATTGGAAAATAGAATACAGCTATACAGATCGTTTTCCATTTACGACATATCATTTGTCGGAGGCAATTCTGTATTGGCATTTACTCGTCGCCAACTTCAACCCAATCTTATTGCCAGAAATGCTGTTGCTCCGTTCCGTCGTTCTCACTTCGGCATTGGAGATGGTTATTTCTTTGAGTACAACGGCTTCGACATAAATCCTTTGGGTAAGGATGTTGTTGCAGATTATTTCTTTTCAAAGGTAAACAAAGACAGACTTGATTTGATAACTGTTGTTTATGACAGTGCTTTAGATCAAATTGTTGTTGCTTATCCCGAAGGTACGTCTGATACTTGTAATCGAGCTTTGCTTTTAGATTTGCAAAAGAAAATCTGGAAGCATCGGGAGTTGAATACGGTAACATCTCTCGGTGTCGGTTTTTTTCCTCTAGCTTCGGATTTAATAGCTTGGCAAGACCTGCAACCAACTTGGGCTACTTGGGATGATTTGTGGGCAATAACGTATAACAGGTCTGAAAAATCCAGTCTGGTGTTTGGTTCTTCTACGGGTCTGTTTAAGATACCCAATGAAGGCTCTCCAAAAGAAATTGCAGCACAGCGTTTGTTTATTGCCTTTGATGGAAAAGACACTGAAGGATCCCCTGATATTAAAAGGGAACTTCGTAAACTTTTTAGAGAGTGCTGGCCAGAAGTCTACGGCCTTGTTAAATACAGACTTGGCGTTGCCGAATCGACTCAAGGTACTTTTAATTGGGGTACTTGGGAGTTGTTTGATGGAAACTCCCAACAAAAAACAAGTCACATTTTAGCTGGTAAATATGTCGCCATAGAGCTTTCTAACAACATCAGTGGACAGCTTACGTGGTTCCGCTTCGGCGGGTTTACTTTAACCGCACAACCAAGAGGTCGTTATTAATGAGAAGCCCTCCAACGAGTACGCCTACTGAAAAGTGGGCGTTTGAAGAGTTAGAGAAATTGGAGCGGGCTTTAGCGTCCGCTTTATCTGCTCTGGAAAACGCTGAAAAGCGCATTACTGCATTAGAAGAAAAGGTTGCTCAATCAGCAACTTAGTTTATACTCAATCTTTTTGGGAGGTGACATATGCCACTTGAGACTGCAACTCGACCTTTTGACTTAAACGTCAATAACCCTTTAGAAGGTGATCCGGCTAAAGTAGGTGCTGCACATATCCGTTTGATAAAACAAATGGTTAAATCAATAGGTCTTGGGAATCTGACTTTAGCAGAGGCTAAAGCACTGACTGCTCCTTATTGTACTATGTTTGTTTATGCCGAGCATCTATATCAGATACAGCCAAATTATATTGGCAATACTGCGTTAGAAGATACTGGCAAGGTTATCTTTTTAAACAACGGTAACAGAGCGTATCGTATCGATAACCCAAGTTGGCTCGGTTCTTACAAGGGCACTGAAGTCAAAAAACCAGGGGACTTTACAGCGTTTCGCTATCCCGTTGTAGTTCACGTAAAACATACGAGTTCTTCTTTTAATGACACAGCAGCTGCTGCCGCATGTCCAGGTGGTATTCCTGTGGTAGGTGATGTAGTTGCCTATCAGACATTAGGAACTGGTGTGGGTATCACCGAAGCCAAAATATGGCGTGGCGCTGGGATGGGATGGGTTCGTGTAGATGTCGAATCAAACGGGGATTTGTTTGTTTTTGGTTTATTGTCTACATTGAGAATTTCAGCCCCTACGTCAGTTATCACGCAGATGCGTGGTCATAAGTTGGAGCTTGTCGGTACGACTAATATGGAAATTAGAAATCCTGATGGGTTCGGTCCTGACTCTCTTTATTACTGGTTTGGCAAAAAGGCCGGTCTTGTTGATGGCAATGGTGAAATCTCCTACGATTTACTGACAAAAACAAATGCGTTTAAATGGGGACAGGTAGGCGCTACTGGTGCTGTTGAAGGCGGTGGTGGTGTCAATCCAGGACTTCCTGGCAACCCGACAACTGGTGGTGCTGTTGTAGCAAACCTCGGCATGGCCTCTGTTTACAGGTCTAATGTAGTCGCCTACAACGGTGTCACAGCAGAAGCTATTGTACAAATCTCTCTGAGAACTGATGGTACTTTTGCCATTCTTGTTGAAGGCGATGTTACAGGATTCCCGTTATCCGGAAACTGGGTCACAACTCCAGCTGCCAATGTCGGCCCTCTGTATGAGTACAAAGTAGAGCAGCAGTCAGGTGACAATATAGCATCTGGTCAGGTGCTTGCATTTACACCGATTTCTGTAAATAAAAATATCTTCCAATTAGCAACTTCATCAAGTTCGACAGCAGTCTTTAAAGAGACTGTCTTCAAGTTGACTATACGTGAGATTGCAACACCTGCAAATGTCGTTGCGTTTAATATGACGATATCTGCAAGAGCTCAATCATTCACAGGCTCCGAGCCTTAAGGATTTCTATGTTAGATAGACACGCTTTATGGTTTCTCATTATAGGAATCTTAGCAATGATTGCTCGGATTTTTATTACAGCAGAACGTCTCGTTATGTACGGTATTTTGCGTACAATATCGACTGGCGCTTTTATTGGTGTGATTGTGGGGCTTGGGCTTCTAAACAACACATCCTTAGAGTTGTGGCAAAAGTACGCTCTTTTAGGTATAGCGGTAGCTTTGTCGGAAGATTTGATGCTGGCTCTTGTCACGTTTGGTAAAACCTTTAAGGACGACCCTCGTGGTTTTATTGAATATTTTCTGAGAAAACGTGATGACAAATGAACTCGAAATAATCGAGGCACTTAAAAAAGCTCACTCCTATTCAGGGAGTGAGTTTTCTTTTGAGTCCATTATGGCTCGGCTTGCCTCTAACGATGCTTTACTTATTTCAGTTGATGGATTGCACTCTGTAATTGTTATCAATCAATATGAAACATATCGAGCTTGCTGTGTCCAACTTGCTGGTGGTACACTAACTTTTGACAACCTTGAAAAAGGACAAGCTCTGATAGAACGCTTTGCACGAGACTCTGATTGTCAAGTAGTAGAGGTTTATGGTCGTTCTGGATGGGCTAAATTACTTGTACCATTAGGCTACGAACAAGCGTATGTCGTAATGAAAAAGAAACTGGAGGCTTTATGAGCGGTGGTGGCGGGTCTAAAGAGACTACTAATACGCAGAACAAAACAGAAATCCCAGAGTACATGAAACAGTACATGACGGGAGCTCTTACGGATGCTGGTAAAATCTATGCTAATGGCGGGTTTGCGCCTAAAATGACACGTTCTGCTGAGACTTTAAAATCCAATCAAATGGCTTTGGATTTGTCAGATTATCTACAAGGTACAGCGCTCCCGGGTTATGAAAAATCTATTAATGATTTGCGTAATAAGAGTATTGTAAACTCTGATGTTACTCGTAATGCCATAGATGCAGCAGCACGTCCTGTAATGAACAACTTAGCTCGTTATGCGATTCCCTCTACACAAGACGCAGCAGTTAGTGCCGGTCAACGAGGTTCTTCCAGACAAGGGATCGCAGAAGGTCTTGCGCGGTCTGATGCTAATAATCAAATTTTAGACGTGGGTGCTCGTATCAGCCAAGCAGCTATGGGCGAAGAACTTACCAATCAACGATTGGCTACTCAGTTGATGCCTCAATTGTTGCAGATGTTCTCACTCCCAGCTCAGCTAGTGCAGGGTGTTGGTCAGTCTAATGACCAATTCCAAATGCAACAAGACAGCGCTGCCGGTAACAACTTAATGCAATATGCACAGCTTTTAAAGTTGTTTACTCCACAGATGGACACCATGCAAAACTCTGTTAAAGAGACTAAACCTACTGGCGGTATGGCAGGTCTCGGAGGGATTATGGGGGGTCTTGGTGGTCTTGGACAAATGATGGGTAACCTGGCTCCGATTGCATCTATGATTCCAGGCTGGGGTACTGCAATTGGAGCTGGTTTATCTTTAGGAAGTCAAGCGCTCGGCGGCGGCAAAAAGGGGTAAGATATGGAATGGTTAGCAGAAGCTTTACAACGGCAGCAAGGTCGTCGAGATGAATACCTCCGTAAACGTCAGCTTAACGAAATGGCTGCTGCTGGGGAAATTGCTTTAGACGATCCACGTATGGCGGGTATTAATCCTGGACTTGACGCGTTTCTTGCTCAAGCAAATCCAGTAGACCCTGCTCAAATTATGCACCAAGTGCAGGGTTTAGAGCAAAGACATCCGGCAGACATTGCTCAAGCATTAATGTCACAACAAGCGTTAGCACAACGTCAAAGTGGCGCAGCTCAAATGCCGCCATCGCCGACAGGTAATCAACAGTTTCCACCTACACCGGAAACTTTATTACAAGAAGTCGCGCAAGCACAAACTCAGGTTCAACAACCAGCAGCAGCGCCTGTTGCTCAACAAGCATCCCAACCAATGCAATCCAGCCAAAGTATTATTGCTGAGTTGGAAAGAGCTGCTCGTCCAATGCCAGAGGCTCTTCCGGCAGAATATGTTACGACACTTGCAAAGGTATTAGGCAATGAACAAATTAACCAACCAGTACAATCGTCGCAAATCGGACAACCCGGAACTCCAAGCCAGTCTGGAAAAGCAACTCCAGAGAATACGTTCCTTGGTGTGCTTAGTGATCCTAGCATATCTCGCTTTTTACTTGGGATGGGATCAGCATTAAGTCAAGGGGTTCCGTTTGGGGCTGCTGTCAAAGCTGGTGTTGACGAACGTGACCGCGATGCCGCTAACAGAGCGGATGCTCCTTATCGCCAGAAAAAACGTGAAATAGACTTAAACAAGACAGTGGCAGACACTGTTAAAACAATCGCAGAAGCTGGTCAGGCAGAGCAACTTGGTTACAAAGCTAAAGCTGATGCAGGAAAGTCTAGAGCTGAGGCTGGTAAGATTAATGTAGAAACTCCGCTAACAGGTTATAATGCACAAACGGATCGTATTAAAGCACAAGCAGCACAACTGTCCGCACAAGCTGCTTATAAGCAATCCGAAGCAGCTATTAAAAATGCGTTTAGTAATGCTGGTGGTAAAGACAATGTAATGACAGACAAAGAGCGTATGTCATTAACTGCATCTACATTAGAGGCTGTTAATGAAAATATAATCTTAAAGAACCAGTTACAAGAACAAGGCATTGATGCTTTAGAGTTTGTGACTTATTCTGCGAACACTGCTGCTAAGAACCCTGAGAACTTGCGATACCTGCCGCTTGATCCTTCAAAAGGCGCAAGTCTGCAACAAGAGTTCCAACGGTTACGTGCTTTGCCTGATACACCAGAGACACAGGCGGAAGTAAAAGCCTTTGAAGATCGGCTGACACGGTATAAACTTGTTTACGGGAAGGAGGCACTTACGCCTTTATTCAGATCACAACAATAGGACATAGCATGGCCACAATCAATATTGACGCTATACTTGGCGAGGAACCGTCTGCTGTAATGCAAACAACCAGCCAAGTGCAAGCCCCTCAATCTAATGATGACTTTTTAAATGAAGTGTGGCAGGGACAAAGACCAGGTACGCCTGGTCTAGCCGCTCCTGCAACCAGCACATCTCCAGTAGTTATTTCAATTGACAACCGCAGTTCTTTTGAAGTCGGAACTGATGCAGGTATGCGTGGTATTAAACAAATTGAAAGTAACATCTATTCTGCTTTCGGGGCTTTCGATAAAGCTCAGGAAATTGAAGCAGACATTGCTGCCAATTACGCGCCTGCCAACCCAGACATCACAGCTGATAACGCAAGCATAGCTGGATTTGCAGGTGAAGCGATTGCATCAAACGTCCCAAACTTAGCGGCTGGTGTAGCTCTTGCTTCCATCCCCGTTGTAGGTTGGGGATTGGCTGGTGCGTATTTCTTCACCCAGCTCTATGGAGAATCTCGTAAAAACATTCTCGATGAAACAGGCACTGACAACCCACTCGCCGCTATCGGACCTGCTTCTATCAACACATTGATGGAAATGAACCCTGTCTTAAAAGTTGCCAATAAGTTAGGCCTCGGTTCTGCTGCTAAAAAATCAATAGCAGATGTGGCTAAAGAAGCATCTGAAAAAGGCGTACTTACGCGGACTAAAGATGCTCTTAAATTCGCAGGAGAGATTGGGGTAAAAGAAGGTGCCATTGAAGTCGCACAGCAAATGTCAAATCTGGCTACAGTTCGTGTGCTTCAAAATGAAGCTATTATCCAATCGTTAGACAAGCAAGAAGTTAACGAAGCTATTAATAACTTTGCCGGTGGTATGTTTGGCGGAGCTGTCTTAGGCGGTGCTGCCCAAACCTACGCCGATATATCTGTCGATAAAAAAGCTGTAAAACAAGTCGAAGAAATCGAAAGACAAATTCAGTTTCATGACGATTTGATTAACAAAGTCGTAGCTATGAAAGAACAAGCTACACCATCAAACCGCATAGCTGAGGGCTTAGCGGCTGCAACTATAAAGCCGGATACCAGCACTACAACGCCAAGCCAAGCGCAGCCTACCACTAGCAGCGACCCAATAACTGCTATGCAGGATAACGCGGATATTGCGGATAAAGAAAAAGCACCTGCCCAATCTTTAAAGCAAGAAGCATTGGACATTAATACGCCAATTGCAGAGACTGTAGTTGCCTTACCACAGGAGCAACAAGATGTATTTCTCAACGGACTACGTCAGCAGCGTTATGCCTTAGAGCAGCGTCTTAATTTCATAGACAAAACTTTAACCTCAATCGGAGAATCTGCTACCCCATTAACTGGCGGCTCTATGATCCCTTTAGTTGAGGAACAAAATCTACAAGTTTTAACCGGAGAGCTCCAAGCCCCTGCTTTACTAAACTTAGCCAATCCTGATATGAAACAGTACGTCAGAGACCCTGACGGTGTTGTGACATCTAAGTCACCAACCCTTGGTGTATCAGGCACCTCCGTTGTATCTTCTGTTGATTTAAATCAGAGTTTTGTTGGTGGGCATTCAACCTTTTTTGATATCGTTGACCAGTTTAACTCAATTGTAAAAGACTTGGGTATGGATATAAACCCTACAACAAAGTCCCCGATGAAATTCGTTATCGAAGTCAACAATGAAAAAGACTCACAAGCAGCTGTCCAGGACACTAATACCTATGTAATGCGCCTTGGTACAAATGGTGCAATGACTATGCAGAATGCGACCGAAACTTTGTTGCACGAACTGGGTCATTTGATGAAAATAAACATCCTGGCATCCGCTCCAAAAGAAGTCTACCAAGCAATTAATGCGTCTTGGCAAGACCGTTTAATGTCAGTGAAATATCGTGACGCTTTTGTCAACCAGAACAAACCGACAGACCGTCGCAAAGTACCTCACTCAAAAATTAATGCACGTGATTTTAATTCGGAAATTTATGACACATCGTTACCGGAATACGCTGCCGAACAGTTCTATAGAGCTCTTGTCAACAAGGTTGGCAAAGGCGACTTCAACATGCGAAAACAAGCGCCGTCTATGTTTGCAAATTTTCTTAAAAGATTCAGAAGATTATTTGCTCAAAGCAAATCTATGCAATCAAAGTTTGCGCCCACAAATTACAAGCAAGAAACTTTTGACAGATTTGTAGAACGCATGACTCTTACACGTCAGATTGCTGAGCTCAAAGCTAAAGAGCAACAAGCAACTTACGACAAGAAAGCTGCCGCAGAAGTTATGGGCGAAACTCGCACAGCAGATCTCCCTAAATCAGACTTAGAAAAAGTAAGTCTGTTTATGCGTAAGATGGGTGTATCGGAAGAGAACGCAGATCGTTTTGATGAGATGGTAAATCTCAACATGGGATTTCTTGGCGAAGGCACTCTTGGGGCTTCGATGAAAGGAGTCATGACTCCTATTCAAATTGCGGAGCAAGCTGACAAACGTGGCTTTAACCTCCCGTATCAATATATGGAAATTGTTCAAGCGTTTCAACAGACTAAAATGAAGATAGTTGAAGCCGCCGATACTGTCATGAAAAGTTGGCAATCAGAAAGCCAACATGCCCGTGACGTATCTCGTATGTTATTTGTAGCGAGTACAGCCAGTGATCAAAAAGGACGTCGATTAACTGCTGAAGAATTAGAAGTCATTAAAAATGATTTAAAGATTTCTGATCTTGCATTTGCATCCTGGCAACAGACTGATGAATCCCTCCGTTTAGTCCTAGACCCTATGGAAGCAACATCTATTTACGAAGTTGCAAGAGCCAATATTCCGAACAGAGCAAAGGCCAAGGAATTCAGGGACAGGTACATGGAAGCTACCTCCGAAGGCGAACGCATGGATCTTGTCGAAGAATACACTGGGGAGTCAGCAATCAATTTAGACCCTGATTCTAAGGATGTCTTTTCTGAGTTTTATAAAGACCTGCAAAAAACTACTAAACGCTTTACAGACATGAGGGATCGCAACTACTTCCCGCGTTCACGTCTTGGTCAGTTCTATGTCAGAGTTATCGCAACGGAGGACGAAACTACATGGGAAAACTACACAGCAAACGAAGGAGAAACCGTCGGATTCTATTCTTTCGATACGGAAAAAGAGCAGAAAGAATTTCTCGAATCTGTGAAGAACGAGACAGCGACAAGTGGTGGCGTGAGATTTTACGGCAGCAAGATGGCATCATCAATCTACTCAACGATGGGGATGCCGAATGTGATTGTAGAGAAAGTTAGGAAGGAGCTTGAAGCAGAAGGAACACTTTCAGTCGAAGACAAACGGGTGCTTAAAGACTTAGCACTTGAACTAAGTCCTGGTAAAAAGTTTCTTAAGCACATGACTCGCCGCAAAGGTATCGCTGGTTATAACGAAGATGCTGCTCGAGTCTACGCTAATTATATGGCATCCGCTAGTAACCATATAGCCAGAGCCGAACATGCTTCTGACATGGCGGACGCTTTGCAACGTATGGAAGATTTTCCAAAGCAATACTCTGCAAACTATAACAAGACTTTAGCCAACGGCATTCAGTCAATTACTGAGTATTATAAACGACACTTTAAATATGTGATGGCTCCTGACAACGATTTTGCAAACCTTCGGGCAGCGGGTTTTCTCTGGTATTTGGGTTTTAATATTAAGTCAGCTGCTGTAAACTTTATGCAGACGCCTTTAGTGCTTTACCCAGTCCTGGCTGGCTACACATCAGATGCACATGCAATGCGTCGTATTGGTGGTGCTTTGCAGGACGTCTTTAAAGCAGTTAAAAAACCAGATACTTTAGAGCCAGACTTGCTAGTCACTATTGACGAAATGATCAAAGCAGGTCTGATAGACGAATCTATGGTTTCTGATTTAGCAGCAATGGGTGAAGAGACTGGGCTTCGTCGTTTAGTCCCTGGGTATGATTTGCAATCTTCGTATCAAAAGTTTTCTTACTATGCTGGATCTATGTTCCGTTATGGCGAGAAGTTTAATCGAATGGTTGCAACAATAGCTTCACATCGTATTGCAAAAGACAGAGGGTTAACCGATCAAGACGAGATTACAAAGTTTGTTCGTGACGTTATTCAATCATCTCAATTTGAATATTCAAGATTCAATCGGGCTGAGTTCATGCGTGGTAAAAAGTCTGTTATCTTTTTATTTTGGCAATACATGCAACACGCAAGCTACCTCTTTTTCGGTGGCAAGGGCGGAAAGACTGCGCTTCGTATGTGGATCTTAGCAGGCGTCATTGCAGGTCTGGAAGGCTTGCCGTTTGCAGAGCTTTTACTAGGACTGTTAGACCTTGGCGGAACTAAGGTCAAAGCCATCTTTGGATCGCAAGACCCTCGTGTAGACATTCGTAAAGAGATTCGTGAAATACTTGTCGAGATGGAGGTTAATCCTGACTTAATCTTGCGAGGCACTTCTCACTCTTATGGTATGTTTGCTTTCCACATGCTGCCATTTTTGGGAGTTCCTTTCCCAAACGTAAACACACGAGGGTCTTTAGGTTATGGCGATCCGATTCCTTGGTTCGATGGGTTAACTGACCCGACTGTGACTGATGTGGAAAAAGCCGTCTATAAAACAGTAGCTGGTGTTGCAGGTCCGATTGGTGGTATTACTTTGACAGGTGTGCAGGCCATGATGTCAAATGAACCAGACCAATGGAAACGGTGGGAAGCGGCAGCTCCAACCTTCATTCGTAACGCGTCGGCGGGTACACGCTGGCTTGCTCGTGGGGAAGAAGTTACAAGACAGCAGGCCAAGCTCGTTGGTTTTGAGACACCAGAGGAACGCATTAGCGCAGTCCTGAAAGCGATGGGCTTCCAAGCAACTGCTTTAGATACTCAACGTGAGCAGATGCGTGCAGTCCAGGTTGCAGCTATGTACTACGAGTCACGACGTAGTGCCTTACTTGACCGAGTAAGCTACGCATATGCAACAAACAATCGGGAAGCTATTCGAGATGCAATGGATGATGTGACAGATTTTAATAAGGAGTTATTAAAGACACCTTCATTAGCACCGCTGACCATCAGTGGTAAAACTCTGAACAAGAGTATCAGCGGGAAGCTTGAAGTTAAAGCAGAAATCGAAGCAAACATTTTACAAGGAGAAAACATGTACTTGCTTCAAAAAGATATCCAAAAACTTTACCCAACAGGACAATAACATGATAGTGATTATTAAAGAATTTACCCACGATGAGTTTTCTTGTAAGTGTGGCAAGTGCAATCTTGGTTACGAAGATATGGATGATCGGTTGCTTTCACAACTCTTTACCGCAAGAAAGAAAGCAAACATCCCTTTTATCATAAGCTCTGCAATTCGCTGCGAAGAGCATAATGAAAATGAAGGAGGGTCTCATGACTCGTCACACTTACGCGGCATGGCTGTTGACATAAAGTTTGTAAATGGCTTAGACTTAATTATTAAGGTTGGGGTTTTATTGGCGGCAGGCTTTAAACGGATGGGTGTGAATTGGCGTCTAAAGTTTATTCATGTAGATGTCGATCCTGGAAAGCCGCAAGGCATGTTCCAATATAAGTAAAAAGAAAGGGAGCCTAGTGCTCCCTTTTTTACTGGTATAATAGCAGGCAAATTACCTGTATAAATTATTACAAAATATCCGAAGGCATAATATAATACTCTGACTTTATTTGCTTAATTGCAATTTGCCTCGCAAATAAAGCCGCCTGTAAACCAGCTTCAAATTCATTGTAAGTCACAGATGTTGACATCATTCTGAATAAGACATTCTTAGGAACCCCTTTAGTCTGCCCGCGCATATTCTTAATAATAAGATTGTATGCCTGTATCTTATCTGATGTTACGATGGCTTGGTAAATAGCCCTCAGTTCTATTTCAGACTTTAACAACAAGTCTTCAGCCATAGCCATATCGTCTATTGTTATGACCATTTCACTAGACCGAGCAGCACTGACTACCATAGCCACTTTGTGAAGATGTGTCTGACGTCGAGCTAAGTACGCTTGAAACATCTCACCTGTTAAATGCTGTGGTGCTTTTGTTTGAAACTCGTTGTACCAAGATTCACCAAAAGCAATAGCATCATCATCCATTACAAACTCACCACGCAAGAGTTTGATATTATTTAAATCCTGTAACAACTGCGTTCGCAATTCCGTTGCATACTTATTAGCACTCGGATAAGCTACTAACTTTGATTTCTTGTCGGCATAAACAAAGATAGTCCTAGAGAAGAACCCGCCATCAATAGCATACTTGCCTCCGTTGTTAGTTAACCAACTAGGAGTGGTGCAAGCAATCATGTTTAAAAAAGGGCGGGAGATTTCCATTTCACCACCACTCCGTGTACGTCGTTTAAACGACGGCCCGCCGTCCCAAATGTCAACAAGTAAATCAATCATCGACCCATCATGATCTGAGTTAAGCAAAACCCCCAACTCAGATGCAAACACCTGCAAGCAAGACATGGTATGCAACTTACCATTACCCATATCGACTTGCGTTTCACCATCTTTTAACTCATCAAGAAAGGCTTGCCACGACGCACTTCCTCGAAACATTCTGATACCTTTAATCTCTTCAAGCATGTCCATACCAGCACGCGCTGTAGTAGACTTAGTAGCAATCCCCGGAGGTGCTACAAAGGTAATATAAAAAGACGGCTGTATTTCAAAACGACCTATCTTTACAAAACACTTACGACCAAGAGCGCCGGCTATTGCACTTACAGCAGTCCACAAATGAAACGCTTTAGGCGCCTCTGTGTTATCTGTGTAATCTATGTAACCGTCGATCCAGTTTTCAAAATTTCTTGTTGGCTTTACTAGGGCAATGTTATCAGTGTTACTAGCCATAAGGCTAATCCTCCGGCTTATCCCGCCTTTATTATATGTAAGTTAAGTTACCCTACAGGGCTATGCGGCAAGCGGCCATAACGTATTGCGTTGCGTTGTAGCAAGACCTGTTTTACCATCAATAACCCAACCATCCCAAGTCACATCATCTAACTTACCAAAGTCAAGTCCGATGCCGAGTGTACTTGGCAGAACAACGGGATCATTATACGGTAAAACTACGGAGTTAAAAGCTGCTTGCACTAAAGGCGCTGCTTCGTCCAGTCTGCCTTCTGCAATTTGAAACGCAAGGGAGTCATGCACTTGCATCTTAACTTCAAGTAAAGACTTGTCAATTAAATCTAACTCTTTCCATACCATATTGATTACGTTACCGACAGTCGACTGTGGTATCCAAGCCAAGGCTTCACTAAGAGCATTAGCATGGTCACGCCCATCAAAGAAGTTTTTAGTAAAGCCAAAAATATTTGTGACTTTCTTTTCAACCATCATCTGATTGTAAATTCGCTTATGCCAAGCTGCAATCTTTGGGTGCGCGCCAAACCAATTTTTAATAAAGAGCTCAGCTTCAAGCACAGTGATACCAAGCGTAGACGCAAGCGTAGTCGGGTATACATTGTAATTAACTGCGTGTACGCCAGCCTTAGCTCGAGCTCTGTTTGGGTGGTCTTTTGTGGGACATGAGCCAAAGATAGCTTTAGCATTTTCAGTGTGCAAATCCATAGTTGGATCCAAAAAGATTTCTTTAAGGATTTCATCATCAGCATCCCAAGCTACAACACGGGCATCTGCTTGAGCTAAGTCAGCATCTGCCGCAATAAACCCTTCATCTGGTAAAAAGAGTTGCTTAATGTTTACCTGCTTTACGCCTTTGCCAAACGGAGGACGCTTCGGTGCTGCATAAAAATTCTGATTTAAAAGACCATTCATAATTAACCCTTACTCAAATTCTGTAAATTGAAACCCTGATCAAACGCATCTTGTTTAGATGCAAGTCTAAAAGTGTCAGTCCCAGGTAGCATATAAGTAGTACGAGCGCGGCCATCCGGACTTACATGAGCAGCCAAATATAAATTATAAAACTGCATCACAGACCTGTAGGTGCGTAGCACATCACAAACCAGTCGAAGGATTGGCTCACGCTTTCCGATGTTAATAAGAGCATCATCATTTGTGGTCGGTCTCTTAGTCTTTTTATCCAACACAGGCTCAATGCCAAGCTGTTTGTAAAACAAAAAGGACATCTGCGTTGGCGAATCAAACCAAAAAGAATTACCAGTCGCATTTACCTTTTCTTGCGGAATCATATAAAGCAACCACGCTTTATAGTCAGCAATCTTTACTTCGTATTCACGACGCCAGCGCTGTTGCAACGCTTTGTCAAAACGAATACCAGCAATGACTGGTTTTAAAATGATGTTTTGCATCTCACGTTGAAAGCTCACAGGCAGTGTCTCTCCCATCCGCTTATGAACTTTGTCAAGTTCTTCATAGACTTCAAATGTATAGCAGTTATCGTAACCATTGTAGAGGGCATACGTTTTAAAATCATCTGCTGACTTAAACGATTTGTGAAAGTCTTTACCGTCCTGTTTCCAGTAACGATACCAGGAGCAATACAATGATGAAAGAAAAGCCAAGTCTAATGACAAGCCCTTTGTGAAAAGCACATGAGCTTCAACCATGGTATCGCGATAAATTTTTGGAAGAAAGCCCCAACGAGTTGTCACATACTGGATATCGTATTGAAAGTTTTGACCGATAATCTGAATGTTAGGATGGGTTAAAAAAGTTTTAAGCTTTTTAACAATAGCAAATTCTTGGTCAACTGACCAATACGAAGTCCCATCTGGTTTAATAAACGGGATAACCAGAGCGTTGCGTTTATCCCAAGCAAACCCAATAAAGGTGGGCAATGGATTCCTGGTTTCCAAGTCGACAGCGTACGGTTTGCAACCCGTTGCCAATGAATCAATATGCCAATCCAATTGCTCAATTAATTCATCAAAGCCATATTCAAATTGGATATTAAACTTAGGCATATCCCAGTTTGATAAATCACGCAGACGAGCTAAGTCACGTTTAAACGGCATATGTCTTTCAGGAGATTTATAAAGAGCTAAAGGCGAGTAAGTCACAAGCATATTAAACGTAGACCATTTAAGCTGTGAACCACGCCAAGCTTCTATCGACGTGCCAAAACCAAACGCAGACAGAGCAAGCACGCTCATACAGATAATCACTTTAGGGTTTGTAAAACGAATTGTATCAAACAAATCTGCAAACGGCTTTTCCAAAGAAGGCTCAAAGAAAAAACCACCAGCATGGACGGTATCTTCTCTGTGAATCTTCGCCTTAGTCGTCCGGTAAAAATCTGTAATTTTAGAATTACCTAATGGGTATGACAACACTGAGTGCCAAGATACGCGTGAGCAATTAATGCCCAATTCGCGCAAGTGTTTATAGACGTATGACTTAGCATTACCGTCTGCTATATGCCCGTTCTCAAACTCACTGATGCTTGGATAATCAAAGACAACAAGAATGTCGCTGTCTTGGATGGCATGGGTATTAATATACATCAAGAACTCCAAAGGGGAGCAAGCTCCCCATAAAGATTAATACAGACGCAAAGCTATACGCACGGAACAATGTACACGAGTTAACAACATCGGGATTGGCCATGCTGGGTGTAACGTCTGTTGAGCACCTAACATACGCGCTTCAAAAAGTTTACGTTGATAATCAGACAGTTGTTTGGTCATTTTTAACTCCAGAATTTAAATAGGTTTCTAAATCTTGTTCTGTGTAGAACACCGGTATTCCATGTCGTGTTGCAAGCTCAACTTCCGCAGCCGTTCCTTTTGACTTTGGGTCTGCGTTGAATACATAGACGCAATCACAATACAACAACAAGTCGAGTAAGCCATCAAGCCAGTACCGATGACCGCCCCGACCGCTTTGCTCAAGAAAGCTATCTGGGATGTCGTAATCAAAAAGAGCGCAAAGCAAGTGAGGAGTAATTGCAAAGCCGCCAAGCTCATGGACACGTATAGCATGAGTACGAGCGTCTTGGATGTTTGCTGTTGTATGTGCTTTGTCAATTCCACGATATGGTCCTGCTAAATAAACTCTTTTAAAATTTGAATGACGGCTGACGCTGTAAGGCACCCCTAACGCCGGAGGCATTGTTGAAACTCGCTGAGTTTCCTTGTCATCCCAATGGCCTGAGAACACCATAGATCCGCCATAATTATCTTCGTTTTCACTGGCACTCATTGTACGCCTCCACTAACATCGGGTAATACGTATCAGACAACTCCACTGAGTATGAGATACGTTTAGACGCGTGTGCTGCACGAAGCATGTTACCTTGTCCAGCAAACCCATCAAAGACATACTCACCAGCAAGTGTAGACCGTTCAATCAAGAACTTGTAAAGGTCAGTTGGCTTGCCTGCCGGATGTTTTTGGTTTTGAATCTGAGGGATATCAATAACAGCTAAGTCAAGTTTGGCTTGCTCATGCCCACCTTTGATAGCATAAAGGAGACACTCATAAGACTTACGTGGCCAGTGGTTTGGCTTTGGATAAGACGCCACGTTCCCTTTATTCCAAATGAATGGGAAATACATGACCTCAAATACAGCTTTTGTCTTGAGCATAATCTTGGACTCTTTAATACCCAGGTTATGCTGGAGCGCACATTCTGGTGTAACAAGAAATCCAACCTTACCTTTTTCATCGACTCGATAGGAGTCAAATATTGAGCGAATCTTCTCGAACTTTGCAAAGTCGCAGAAGGCATACAGGTGAGCCGCATCAAGGGTGATGCGATCCCATTCCGGTATAAGGGCTTCGAAGAGATTGAAGCAATAGGCTTCATCGTCATTGTATTCGTGCCACGTGCCGTCCCACGATTGGTCTTTGTGCATTTCGATGCCATACGGAGGGTCGGTAACAATAGCTCTAAAGGTATCGGACGGAACTGTCTTGATAACATCCCTGACATCTCCTTTAAAAATCTTATGTTGAGACTGGTTGACCACAGTTGTTGCTGCCACTCGTTCCCGATGGGCTTGTGCCGCTTTCTTTTCAACAATCTTTACAGCGTCTTTTAATGACTTAGCTTTAGCAACATCAGGATCGTCGAGATGATTAACAATGGAAAGATGGGCACCAGCAGAAGAAGGAGCAGTCCCGAAAACTTGAGCAACTTCTGCTTGAGTGACCACAACATCAGGTAACACGTCATTAGCATCAGGATCGCTTTCCGCTTTGGCTTCTTGTTCACGTTGCTTACGTCCAGCAATAATTTCTTTAATACGAGCAAGTGCTCGTGCCTTTTCTTGCCAAGTCAAATCCTGGCGATCAGAGTTCTCAGACAGCTCAAGCTCTTCTAACTTAAGCACATCTGTTTCGTTTAAAAGATTAACCGGAATCATACCAACAGGAAGGACTTCCGAGTTGTACTTAACAGGGATGCCGTGTTTAGCCATAGTCCGCATACAACGGAAACGTCGTTCGCCATATACGATGGCTGAATTTTCCAGGGTGTCAATACCGGGCGGGTGCAGTAAACCGTCTTCGACGATACGGTGATACAGAGCTTCAATAGCTTCTTTGTCAAAGTGACTACGCTGGCGCTCTGGTTTAATCTTAATCTTGTCTACATGAACAAGTTGTAACCGGATTGTTTCCATAAATTTCTCCGTAAAAAAAGGAGCCACTAGGACTCCTTTTGTTTAAACCAATGAATAATTAGTCAGGCTGAGTAACACGGCTTACCGTATTGTATTCAACACCAGAATCGCCTTTGGCAACTTTGGTTAAACCAATCACGTTGCGGCCTTCTAACTGGGCAATAGTAGCATCACCACCATACAGACCAGCGGCAGCGAATAACAGACCCAGGTTAATGTTTTGGTTAACACCAGTCGCCAGCATATTGTTTTCATCTAAGTCGAGGAAAGTTTCATAACGGGCACCGATTTTTTCAACACCAATACGGGACAGTTCGTTTTGATCGGCCAGCTCTAAAGGCAGAGACAAACGCGCCCAAGGCTTACCTTCTTTTTCACCAGACTGGATTTTTGGTTTGCCGGTTTTGTACATAAACTCACCTTCACCAATCAGGGTGCGGGCAGTCGCAAAATCTTCAGTTGCCAGTTCGACGTTCAACAAAGCGTTTGCATCAAAGGCACCAAAGCCCGCCATCAGAGTCAGAGTCAAAGCATTCAGAGTCGCATTACGTTTTAAAGTCTTCATATAAATTCCTATTCGATTTAAGCGTTGCCCTATGCAACAGGTTTAATACTACTTGAATATAAGGACACTTACAAGCATAATAAAAGTGTCCTTAAATATTTTTTACAGGTATAATAGCCAGCATTATACATGTATTAAATAAGCGCCTGCTCTTTAAGCCAGCCCATAACTAACGGCTTAAAGTCCGGATCTAAATCACCAGAATGAGGCAGATACGTAGCCTTCAACTGACAATTTGGATCGATAGTTTTCCATTTAAACTTACCCGTTCCATCCTGGGTTGCCATAATAAAATCATTGTAAGCAAACGGCATAGACGTCGGCAACTGTTTTCCGAGTGCCTTGAGTGTGGTAATAGTTTTACCAGTGACTTCTTCCTGCTCCCGAGATAGATGACTCAAGAGGACAAACGGCACACGAATGTTTGCACATTGCAACTGGAACTTATCCAACTGATCAATCGCAACACCCCAGTCCTGCAAGGTCTTAGTAGGCTTAGCACCGACCGTCAAGTCCATTGCCATCTTAGCCAGCCCTGACATACCGTCGAGAGCCAACACCCGATTGCAACCCCACTTATCTACAGGACCGAACTCGACACCGTTCTGATCGATAAAGTTTTCAAACAGATTCATCAACTGAATGAGCTGTTGAAAATCCCTGCGCGACCCTGACTCCATTTTACCGAACTCGGCTGCTGCGTTAACAGCACTTGCACCGACTTTCAATTTGGAAAACGATTCGACACCTGGTTTGATATAAGCAAAGTGAATCCGCTTACGTTCTTCTTCCGTGAGCTTAGCCAGCATCATTGCTTTGTTTAAGTTACCGATACCTGGCTCTGTAAAGGCAACAAAAACGTCGAAGCCCATTTGAGCCAGTGTGACAAGGGATGTAGTCTTACCCGAGCCAGGCATCCCCATAAGGATAGTTTTAAAACCCATAACCCAGTCTGGAAAGCTATTAGTAGTAATAAGCTCTACAGCCTTGGCCATTTCGTCTTTTGTAAACTTCATCTTAATACTCCGTCATATCAATTGGATCACGCCAGCGAACCCCAACCGGCTGTCTTGGTTTTTCAACAGTACCATAAGTCATGCACTTGTATTGTATAATGCGATCACGGAGTGATGCACGTTGAGAATACATGTCAATACGATTGAGCATAGTAAAGAGATGCCCACCGCCGATATCAAATTGGACTTTAGATTTAACATCTTCGACAAGCAACGACCCAATTGCATCTACAATAACATTCCCGTTCTCTAGTTCTTCCAGAATGGTGAGTGGGAAATTGCTGGCTTCATAAGTTGACCGTTTGATTTCCAAAGGAGCCCAATCAAGCACACGAGCTTCAAACAACTCTTTACCAAATGGCTTAAGTTTACCAGCACCTCCTTCATTAAAGGTAGAACGTCCATGTTTATATAAGCCTCGTGGAGCTTTAGTGATGATGCCTTCGTAACCTTCCTTGAGGGCAGCTTCGTACAACTCTGTAAGAAGTTGAGCGTTACGAGCAATGCGTTGCTCAATAAATACGACAAAACCAGGAGCACTAGCACTATGCCAATCGATAATCCGAGTAAGGCGATCATCGAAGGCAACACCTGCCAACACCCAATCAAAGACGTAAAATCTGAGTTCATGTTGATCCAACTCCTTCGGCCATTCAATTGACATAACCGCAGTCTGAGTTAAAGACATACATTGCTCGTCAGCCGGATTCCCATAAACCCATTCCCCATCAATACCAGATGGTAACCTCGTGGCAAGATGTCTTACATACTTTGAAGGCAACTCTTTACCACTAGTTGAGCCAGCTTTACCACAGTGTATGGTGCAACGAATGCCATCTAACTTGTTAGAAACATAGACTGGGTATCTCATTTTTTCCGGTGTCTGTTTCCCTTCAAATTCGATAGAGAAACATTTCATTGGTTTGAACATACAAGCTCCAAGAAAAGGAGGGCCGGAGCCCTCTAATTAAAAATCAAAATTATCAAGCAAGAAATTGATACGTGCATTTAACTCTTCAAGACCATGTGACTTTGTAAGTAAAGACTGGCCTAAAGACGAACGAGCTGATCCGATAGCAACTTCAGATGGAGGAAAATCAGAATCCACCAGCAACGGGTTTAACTTTGTTTGTAACCTGTCAACTGTGTCATACAAATTTCTGATGTTATCATCCAATTTATCGAGAGCGGTGCTGCAAGTAAAAAAATCAGATGAACCTTTGACAGCAGTTGCTGTCCCAACTATTTGATTTTTAGACATTTGTTACAACCTCTAAAGTCAATGGAACATAGTCCTCAGGTTGCACACCAGCAGCAGTCAGTTCCCGCATTTTATAAAAGACATCAATCATGGCATCGACATCATTCATTGCGTTGTGAGCACCAATATGAGGGCGACCGCACAAAGCAACCAGAGCTTCTTCCAGCTTAGGCATCTTATAACCAGTCATACCCTTCTTCTGCTGAGCTGCGCTAAGAGGTGCTTTAACCCAGTCTTTAGCAGCATTCATTACGCAGACATGTTGAGCAGTTTCCCACTCATGGTTGCCCTGACCCAACGTCCTGTCCAACATAATTTGAGTAATCTTCCGGTCGAACTCGGCATTGAACGCCATAACGATCCGATCAGATTGCAAAAATAAATCATGCAAGGTTTGCATAACACGTTCCGGAGTCAGGCCACGTTGCTTAGCCAGCTCTTGACTAACGCCATGAATATCGACTAAGAACCCAGGAATAAAGACACCGTGGTCAATGATGAACTCCATGGAACCCAACACCCGACGTGTATCGAGTTCAATTACTTTGACTGCATGCTGTACGCACAGAGCTTGGCCTTCCTGAAACGGATCGCCTTCTTTCGGAAAGCCAGTCGTTTCAGTATCATGGAAAAAAATTACACGTGATTGTGACATAGGAATTATTCCTCTTGATTTGGATTAGTTGGATCCCAAACACGAATATCAAAATCTGATACCCAGCGTTCCGGATGTTGTGTTTTGCACAAAGACTGAAACTCACAGCCTGAGTACGAGTTGCACGCATTACTAAAGTGTCCACGTTGTGGGACCATATGCGCGAGTTTTACTGCATGAAACTTTGGATTATTTTTTTGAGCTTCATGCTGTTCTTTCAGAACTCCATAATAGGCAATCATATTTGCTACAGTCACGTGCAAATCTTCCCACCACTTATCGAGTTCCCATTGTTGTCTGCGAGTAATTGACTCCATAAAATCAACACGGTCTACATAAAAACAAGCTCCACGAACTATGGCTCCGAGCACAGGAAGCCCATAAGTTTTTGCACCGTAAACATAGCCCGTAAATTGGCTTCGAAAATCCCATTGACCCGCCCAAGACTGTCCGAGCTGGGAACACGTTTTATCATCCATAACGAAGATACCGCCGCCATATTCCGATAACATGTCGAAGCGTCCGTGATATAATATTGGCTGGCCTGTATCTGGATTCTTAAGACCAAGCTCCAGCGTAAAAGACTTTTCAACAGCAGCCTCCCCGTTCATAATAAGCGGCGTCACTACATCAGTAGAATGGCCGAACTTATTAAAGTATTTAATATAGAGTTCAGCAATCCTGTGAAAGGATTTCTTTGTCGTTGAAAATACTTTATCAACTTCAGGGTCGTAACCAAATGCTTTAATGAGGGCTTTGAAACCCAGCAGTCGTGACGCCTCAAAGTCACCTTTAACAGGACTTGATTCGTTGTAATATGCTTTACGATAAGTCTCTAAAGCTTCCGCATAAACTGCACCTGCATCCAAATGAACTCGAGGTCCTTTAGGACTCAGGTGCAAAAAATGCGCCATGAAAGCTTTTGTTTCACACGTCTGCCATGACGACACAATAGTGTTATCAAGAACTTTAGGGAACAAAAAATCCATGACGCAATCCTTATGAAAGAAGATCGCCGAGCAAATCCTGCGCGGCTTTCTTGGTTATTTTTTTGGCAGTTGCCGCCGTTGCAACTTTATCAGACTTAGGCTTTGCAACCTTAGCTGTTTTGTCACGGAACGATTGCAGCAAATTGATTGCTTCTTTGAGTTCTTCGTCAGGAATATCTTCCCCACGATTAACTCTGATACGAAAGTCAGTCAACTTGTCAATGACCTGCGCTTCTGGTTCTTTGATATCAGCCATTTAAGACTCCAACATTTTTTTTACTTTAGCTTCGCTGGAACGCAGCTCCCGCTTAAGCACTTCAATGATAAATGTGTTGTACGACCCTTTAACAACACGACCTTTTTCTGGATTAAACAACAGCTCATCCATACGCTTCCTGACATCTTCGGGAATATAAATGGTGAACCGTTCTGTCTTAACTTCACTTTTTGGTCTAGACATTATCTTGCTCCAAGTACGTTAACGTGTGCTTTGCACGTGTAATCATAACATAACGCAAGTTTAACTCTTGCTGAAATGCTTCTGTATCGCCAGGATCTACCCAAGGAGCTGGGCTTAAATCCGGCCGCAAAAAGAATACATGATCTGCTTCAAGCCCTTTAGACTTATGACCGGTACAGAGTTCGGTCCGAACTTAGAGGTCATAAGCTCTTTGAACTTATCAGCTATATCATCAGGGTTTTTCACGGTATCTGCAACAACATAAATACAGTCACGTTCGTCTTGCAAACGCGAAATTAAACCTTTAAGACTTAATGGTTTCTATCTTAGCTTCGTAATACTCGTGGACAGCTGTTTTAAAAACTGACATACCAGTCGCCCCTTTAGCTAATTTTTTAGCAACCTTTGCCAACCTGTCCGGATAGTCTGACATCAATTGAAAAGGCTTGCCGGATGAAAGAAGCTTCAAAGCAACTTCAAGTAACGGGCTGTTAGTCCGACATACAATTAAGGACTGATTGTCGATGTTAGAGTTTAGTAAAGAACTCACACGAGATGTTTTGATTTCACCCTCACCAGCGCCCGGACGTGGTTGTAAGAATTTCCCAACAATAGCTTCCGACTCCTGAATAATAGCCAGATCACAACGCCACGTTACAGACAGCGGAAGTGTTTCACACTTGAACGCAGTCTCGAAAGCATCCATAGCACCAGTCAAGGCACCAGCAAAAGCATAGATAGCCTGGTGACGATCACCTACGCCAATCATCCGTTTGCCAAACAGACTAATAAGATGCAAACGAATAGCACTAACGTCTTGCAATTCATCCACAACAACACAGTCGTAATCTTTTAAATACCAGCGTTTGTGGTGAGCAAAGTAAGCCAACATCCACAGCATATCACCAAAGGTATAACCAGACGGGCTTTTGAGCTCTTCCGCTAAGAGGAACTTTGCCCACTTAACCGCATCCGCATAGTCCAGAGTTGCATTTTCAATATCAATCAACCTGCCGTCGTCACCTATGGTTTCTTCAAAGAAATCATTAGTCCAATTTTGATATTCAATAAACACACCTTCAACGGACAGTTGAAACAACGTAATCAATTCGTCCACGTATTGTGCATCTTGCTTTGACAGCCCTTGTTGCTTTGCCAAGTTTTGATACTTGTATGAATCAACCGCTAAACGTCCAATACGAGAACTCAAGTGGGCCAGGCCGATTGCATGGAAAGTCTTACAAGTGCGACGTGGCATACGACGAGCAAGCTCATCAGCGATTGATTTATTAAAGGCAAGGAACAAAGTCGAAGATGGCAATAAGTGATTACCTTCGACAATAGTGGTAGTTTTACCAGTACCGGGTCCAGCTTCGATAAGAAGATTTGCACGTCCACGAAACACATGGTGGATTGCATCTTGTTCGATTGTATTCATTTTGACTCCAGTTGTTTTAACTTTCTGTGTAACTTACGAAGCTCTATTGCGTTATGACGAGCACACCATTGCTGTCCAATAAACATTGCAGTAGATGCAAACCCGCCGTCAATGGCTTTACCGCCGATCAGGATTGCTTCTAATTGAGCTTCTTTCTTTGTTGAAAAATAACAAACCTTAACTACTGACCAAACAGACTCTTTTTGTCTAACAAACGCGTAATTGCTCATAAAAACTCCTTTAGCACATCCTTGTGCTACTTATTTGTCAATAAGGGCCGAATGTCGAAAAGACCCTGTCTAAATGCACACCAACATAAACATCAAAGAGTTGCAGGTTTGGTAAGGTCACAACCACATAACCCAAAGCCATGAGCTCGGTACAAAATTCAGTAACACTGATTAAGCCCTGAACTAACTGTTCATGCCGGCCTGCAATTTCCGATTTGTTTTTTTCAAACCGGCTGTAAGGGTCTTCAATTTCAATACCGGCATTTGTCGCACTAACACACGCATCAATACAAAAAGATTCATCTGATGGGCACGTGATAATTTTGATATCTTTTTTCTTCACATCAAAAGACTTTGCCAATTCAGGGATTTCAGCTTTCACTGTCGATTTTTCATAAGCACCGAATTGGATAGTCCAATTACCAGTTAATTTAACAAGTGCTACGTGATATGCTGGCATTAGAATTGCTCCTCGTCAAAAGAAGTCAGTGGGTTTTCCCAGCTATCAGCCAGTTGCATCAATCGTGCTTCGGCAGATGCTTTGGCTTCGTTAGCTGCTTTGAGCTTGGCGCTGACTTCGGCGGCTTCGAGTTGAATAGTTGACTTCATCTGTGCCTTGAATAAAGAATGAATATCTGATTTAAAAGAATCAATACATTCATAACAGAAATGAATCGGAGCCATTGGGTAAGTATCAGGCTGGACACCTTCTGGCAATTGATCCAAATCAATATGGATTGCCATTGGATTAGACGTCTTTTGGTCTTTCAGAATTGAACCATCGTGTGCAACAAGTTGCTCATGTAAAAGTACAAGAGGGTTAAGCTCGCGATGTTTTGTACCACAATGTAAGCAAAGAGTTTCTTTATAAAGAACAATCAAACCGAGGGCTTTCCACTGAGGTCTTGGCGTAGAGCGTTTACGCTCAACAGTTTCGCCAAAAAGAGAAGTTTTATCTTTTGGATCAATGTCCAACAAATCACCGAGTAAGTCAAGTGCTTCGGCTTTGGTAACAGATACTTTATCAGTCATAATAAGTCCTAGTATGTTATTGATTTAAGGGTCTAGGTCAAGGGAGTCGCTGGACTATCCACTTAACTTATATAGTATAACAGATATTTTGGACAGTGTAAATACCTGTAATTTGCTCGCTATTATACAGGTAACTAAGATGCACCAAAGTCGGCTCCATTCCGCCTGCGGGCTGAGGCGCTAGCTTAGCAGCTTGGGCGTCGTGGTGTGTCAAGGGACGGCGCAAGCGCCTGTAAACCCCTTGACATCCACTAGCCCGCTGCTTTGCTGCGCCCAACGCCGCTGGGGAATTTAAGAGCCGCCAAAATTAACGTAACCTCGATTGTTGGTTTGCTTTTTCAATCGCCATGTTTGCTATCATCGCTGATTCCCTGCACCATGCTGATAATGCGCGAGTGTTAGCTTGACATGCCGTAATTGTCATAGCTTTATTCAAGCGACTGCTGTAAATAGCAATATGCTTGTGCCAAAATTCAGGATGCATAGTCCTGTCTATAAAGAAGGCAGCCAATCCAGGCTGCCACCCTAAGTGTTGATGTTTGTATCCCATGATTAATAATCGAAATGAATTTCGACTTGCTTAGTCTCAGTGTCTACAACAACCTTATGGGGAGTTGCTGAAAAATAGGGACTAATCAGTCTGACTTGAAACCCAGCGGCTTTTTCATTGCCATACTCTACTGCATCACGTGCGGCAACCTCTAAAGCGTCGACAAGTTCTTCACCTGTCGGGTTTTTTAAATCTACAATACCTTGTGCCATGATAGGCTCCTATTTGCCATGTTTGTCTAAAAGAGCCTGGATATCTACTTTGATATTTCGGCGGATTTTGTTACTGTGTTTTTGGAGCAAAGCACTCAAATCATTGTGCCACTGGTCTTGTACTTTCTTTGTAAACAGATGGGCGTTGCCGTTAGACCAGTAGCCGCCGCGAATTACAGCTCCCAGATGGGATGTAATGGTAAGACCGCCAGCCACAGGCACGCTGCGGGAGTCGACCATTGGTTTACCAGAGGCCTCTCGGACGGCGCATTTGATTACGTGGTCGCGCAACAGAGGGAAACTATCTGGATAGTTGATAAAGTAATTCAGGTCTTCAAATGCTTTTTCATTGGTCAAGGTCAGGTAGACTAAATCACCGAGTTTTTGGGCGTTTTCAGTCTGCATTTCGAGTTCAAATTGTTCGCAAACGATGCGCGATACATCCCACATATCTACATGATTGCGGTCGCGGTTTAATTTGAGAAAAGCTGGATTGAAGTTATACGACCACTGTAAGTTTGGCATACGTTTGACATGTAAACCAGCAACGTAGAGTTCACAGGTCGGAGGTTGGTAATAAGAGCTCACAGTAAAAGCTTCGCAGGAAAAGAAGGCCGAGCTTTTAAAGGACTCTTCGTCGATAAGCAACGAGTTAATGCCGTAAAAAAGCTGCTGGAATGTATCGTTATCTGGAGCTGCGATTTCTGTCCAAACGTCTGTAACATCTTCGGCAGCATAGCTGGAATAGATAGTGCGCTCTACGTGCAAAGTAGGATGTCCAAAGACTTCATTTTCGGCAATGTAGAACCACCACTTTTCGACACATAAATCGTTTATGTATTGGCGAATTGTCAGATTGTGGTTTGCGCGTTTGAGCGCCAGTGCTGCCACCTTAAGACCTTCGCCAAAGCGCCCAATCGAATCTTCGGCTTTGTTGGAATTGCCCATAAGCAAAGCTGAGACTGGGATACGGCCTTTTGAATGAATAGTCCGATAAAGCCATTCATGGTTGTCAACGATTTCCCAGGGCTGCTGGGTATCGATTGCGTTGGCAATGATTTCGCGCAAGGCAGTTGCCGTAGTCCAGTCAGGACAATAGTCTGGGGCTAGGGATAGTGGGATGATTTGTTGATTGGCTAAGCTCATGCTGATTGCTCCTGGATGTAATTAAAGATTGAGAGTTCGTGGGCTTTGGCTACTGGCTTGCCTGAGGAACGGTAAGTCATGCGGCCGCCTTTTGGCCAAAAAATGTCGAAGGTTTGGGCGCGGCCGAACTGCTGGCTACGTGCAACGACAGTAAAGTATTTATGACCGTGAATCAGAGTTGCGTCTGATTGCTGGTTATATTGGGTGACTGATTGGACTTTCATCAAGGGCGTGCTCCGTCTGAAAGACCCTGCCGGTAGGTGTCTTTTAATAAAGTCTGGAGCCAATCTTTAAAAAGAGGCTCCGCATGGATACGTCCATGTATTTTAACAATTCTGTACGGGACTTTAAAAAAGACTTGACAGGAGTCGTCAACTAAGACAGGGACTTCGAATACCTCTATTTCTGGATTGATGTCAAGAGTTGCCCCGTGTTTGGGACCTCCTATTAATGGGAGTCTCATTTGGAGTTCTCCAATACATAGTTGCATTCGAGTGATGGGTCTACGGCTGGGTTGTGCTCGCACTTGATGTTGCCCAACTCATAGTCCAGAATAATGGACTCGATTGTCATGCGGTTTAAAAGGGCTTGCTTTGCTTTGAGGTCTTGACGATAACCCTCGGCTCCGTTTTGGGTGCCTATAAGAAGACCGCAAGCAAATGCAACAGTTATGGCTGTCAGAAATCCTGCTAGATTAGACATGAGATTCTCCTAAAGCCGGCAACTCCGCGAAATGGACAATAAAAGACAATGAAATGTCATCCGAGTAATCTGTCGGGATTGCTCCGATGTCGTAGTGCAAAGCATCTGACCAGAGGGGGTCGTAAACGATTACGTCGAAGTCGTTAATTTGCATAATGTACCAGTGGTTGCGACGTAGACAAAGGAGGAAGCCGTGAGGTACTCCGGTTGAAATTGGGTTTACTGGTTCGAGGTAAACACCATGGCGAGCTGCGTAGAGCGGCATTTCGCGGGTCGGAATTACCGCCGGAATCTGTCTGAAAATAGACGCTGGTTCTTTTTGTTTTGCGGCTAACATTATAAGACAGGCACGACTGCAGTCGAATTGAGTTAGTTGCGTTTTGTGCTGAAGCCCGTGTGCTTGCACCGTGTCTTTGATTTCTTGGAAGTTAATCATAAGTGTCTCGCTTTGTTATGTTAGAGAGTTGCTGGCGGTTAGGCCAGCTGACTCTTGGTTATGGCAACGCCATTAGTTACATTAAATACAGCCTTGTTAAAGTCTGCAACTGAATTAAACGGCTCTATAAGTAGAATCATTTTTTGATTTGAAAAGCTCTTGTGATCGTAGTATGTGGATACCTTGATTAAAGAGCCGTCGGCAAAGTGGAAGTAGGCAACGAATGCTGTAGGTTGTTTTTCGCGGCAATAATCAATGTCGGATTGGCGCAAGTGGTTGCGAAACTCTGATAGAGTTGTGGTTGGCCGGTCGCTAATTGCTGCAAGCCAGGATTGGTAAATGGTTTGGGCTATGGATTGTTCGGTCATAGGTTGTTACCTGTATAATAGTTGCTGTTATACCTGTATTAATAAATGCAGATGCATCTGTTAACTGTTTGGAGTAAAGGATGCGTTGATTACACCTCGTTTGATGAGCAATAAGTAGGTAGAATCGGCGCGTGGTGTAACGTCCGTGTGTGTAAATGTGTAGTAGCCGTTGTCTGCTTCTATGGTGTGCTCTTGAGCCACAGGGTCGGCTTCGTAGATGCTGACTTGGTCTAAGGTTTCTGAGGTCTCGGTTGCAAAGGACTCTGCTTTTGTTACGTCAGTAACTTCTTCTGGAAAGAGGTCGGCCATGAGGTTGTAAGCGTCAGTAAAGGCCGGACGCTGTGTGCGTAGGCGAATGGTCAGAAGGGTTTTTCCGTCTGGTGTTTTAGTGTCGTAGTCTACGCGGGCGCATTCGAGGGCATTTGCTCCGTCAAGCTCCTGGATTAGGTCAGGATCGAATTTGGCGGCTGGATTGCGCTGAAGCGCTCTGCGATACCCGTAGAACTCGCAGCGGAAAGATTGAGCGGCTTGCGGGGTTGGAAACTTTAGTTCCAACGGGAATCGGGAGTCGCTCTTTGATGCGGCGCGGCACATCGGGGAGAATTTTGGGTTAATGAAGGTCTTGGGGGCGGTCATGAATATGAAGTCCTGTGGTTGGGTTTGTTGATGGCTTTATTGTGGTGGGTTTGGGAAGAGTCTGCAAGGGGTTTTTTACCGTCAAGTATTTTTGGGATAGCGGGATACCTGTGGAT